GTACAAAAGTAATGGATATTTTGATAAAATATTCTGATAAAGTCAAAAAACCTATCTATTTGACACCATCTAATGACTATGGTGCATCTTCGGTATCACGACTTACTAAATTTTATAAGAACTTTGGGTTTGTTAAGAACACCGATAAGAGTAAAACTAAAGCAACTATGGTTAGAGTATCAGAAATGGCCAAAGCAGACCTAAATAAGATTGAAAAATACGCTGAGAAACAACTATCACCAGAGGATATTGAGTTCGGTAAACATTTTTTCGATAGATTAAACGATAAACGTAATGGCAAAGAAATATCAGTAGCGGAATTAACTGGATTTTTCAAACGATTATCAAAATATAAGAAAAAGTTCAAAGAATTCTTGGAAAAGTACCAACAATTGGTAGTTAAGGATAAACGTCATAATATCAACATACCATTTATGACACAAACCAATCAAATTATTGCAAAAACAATAATGAGAAAAAAAGATTTCAAGACATCTAACAAAGTGATAACGATTGAACGTGTAAATTTCGTACCAGATATAGTAAAGAAATCAAAAACTTGGTATCTGATAAGTAAAAAGGATGTATTAATAATATCAAGCGATGTAATTGATTTGATACAAACTGCATATAAAAATACTAAAGGTTCTTATGTTAATAGTAAGAAAGACATAAATAGAAGTGTATTTTGGGATGTAATTGATGTGGATGGTGAATTTGACGCTGATGCCGTTATCTTTGGTAGAAAATCACCATTTGGTATAAAGATACAAGGTATTGGTCATGATGGTGAACAGAAATCAAAGAAAGTAGTGATTGCTAAGATAGTTAAATTACTAAACACGAGTGGTTATTGGATAGAAGCGAGTGATGCTTTAGAAAATGTATTATATAAGAGTGGTACAAATTACATAAAATCTGAAAAGATTGCACAATCAATATTTCCAAATTCGGAATTGAAGATGACTGGTAATAAAGGTCAATATACTCGTAAATTGGAAACGGGACAAACCATAACAGAAACCATTTTCGGAAAACCAAACATATCAATCAAAGAAATTATTAAAAAAGTAGATGGAAAGTTCGTGGTATATCCAGAAAAAGGTGGTAAACGATTAGGAACACATGATACACATGACAAGGCTAAGAAACAACTACAAGCGATAGAAATCTCTAAACAGAAAAATGAAGCAACATTAAAAGATTATCCTAAAGAAAAAAATAAGATTATTATTCCACTTGGAATTAAAACAAAAAAATCACCAACCGAATCATCTAAATTAACAGTCGGTATAGGACTTGAATTAAACAAAACAATGAAATTTCAAAAAGATTTCTTTGATATTGTAATAAGTGGTGGTAAGTTGTATTTAGTGATAACTCAAAAAGGTGCAAGAGCTATTAGAGTTCGATCACAAAAAGATGATAATTATTTGGATAAATTACTTAGAACATTCAAAAAATCAATTGATACACAATTAACGGAATCAACTGATATAATAAATGAAGGAAAACAAGTTGGAATTATTTATCATTATACTGATAAAAAAGGATTAGATGGTATATTAAAATCTAATTTAATAAAAACATCAGAAGAATATTACCTAGGCCATAGACTTCATTATGTTTCATTTACACGGAATAAGAATTTTCATAAAAAGGGCAGTTCCTTTGGTGTTAAAATAGAATATAGAGTTACAATTGATGGTAATAAATTATCAAATAGATATAAGATAAATCCGTTTGCATATATACCAGGTTGGAATTATGAAAATAGTTATGATTATGATTGGTTAGAAGATGAATCTGAGAGTGATGTTAGAGATTTTCTTAATGCAACAGGTGAATATGATGAGCAGGAAGAACGAATTACATTTAAGAAAAAAGATAAAATACCAAATATTAATAAATATATTATTAAAATAGATAACGTTTCTGACTTAAAGAATAACGAATCAGCTGATACTATTGATAATTTATATGATGATATTGAAAAATCACTAGAATCGTTTGTATTGAGGAAACCACTAACAGAAGGTGGTGCCTACGTTAATGAATCAACTGGATTAGTCAAATGTGCTGAATGTAATAAATGGTTTAATCAAATACAATATAGGCATCTTAAATATAAACACGGTATGACTATAGATGAATATCGCGTAAAATATCCAGATTTACCATTAATATCAGAATCTGCTAAAAATAGTGGTGATAGAAATCCTATGAAAGATGAATCTGTAAAACTAAAACATAAAAAAATATGTAGTAGTGATGAACACAAACGTAAATTAAGTGAATCTGGCATGGGTAAGAATACTGGAAATATTCGATTAGATAATATTGAACGAAATAAAGATCCAGAATTTAGAAAGAAAATTTCACGTGGTGTAACTCAATCATATAAAAATAATCCAAAACTCAAAGAGATTAGATCAAATATAGGTAAAACATATGGTTTTGGTAATAAAAAATTAGTTGAAAGTTTATATGATAAATTGGGATGGACTCGGCCAGAGGATAGAGACCCTTTTAAATTATATCAAGAGTTGGTTCGTAGAAAAACTGATGTAAATTATAATAAACATTTTTATTTAATTGAAAATGCAAAGAAGCGAAATAGAGATTTTCATTTAGATCATAAATATTCTATTAAAAGTGGATTTGATAATAACATACCAATAGATGTTATTTCTCATTATACAAATTTGGAAATAATAAATGGTAGAGTAAATGAGAGTAAGGGTACTAGTAATAGTATTACATTAAATGAATTAATAACCGACATTATTAGTAGTAATAACCCATTGGATGATAGAATATTATTACAATGCGGCGGAACTTATGGACACATGAATCACCCGTTTGATACTGATATTAACTTAACATTTGGACAGTTAAAGGATATTGTTAATAAAGGATTAGATGGTGAGTTAGAGGTAACAAAGGAAAAATGTATTGCAGGTGATAGTATACTGAATACCGAGAATCATGGTGAAATGACAATAGCTGAATTAGTTGACAATGATATAAACGATAGAGTGTTATCTTATAATGAAGAAAACAACTCTAATGAATATATGGATGTACTTGGTAAACTTAATAACGATACAGATGATGAATGGTTACAAATTGAACTAGATGATGGTAAGATTATTGAAGTCACTCCAAACCATAGAATATTTGTTGATGGTGATTATATAGAGGCTAGGCATCTTGTTGAGGGGATGGACTTAAAAATAAATACATAATTACCGTCTGTTTTTTCCTTAATGTTATATTTATATATAAATAATGAGATGTAACATGGAAATTAAAAAGTGTAAATATTGTAATAAAGATGTAGTTCAAAAAGGGAAAAATTCAATGACCGGACATTTAGTTAGATGTGATGAATATAAAAAATGGAAGGATACCACTTTTACATATAATTTTTTATATGATGAATATATAGTACAAGGTAAATCGGCGTTACAAATAGCAAATGAACACGGATACCCATCATCAGCTGCGATAAATAAACAGTTAAAAAAATTAAATATAAAAGTTCGTAGTGTTAAGGAATCACATTACACCGAAAAATATAAAGAACGTATTGAGTCAACTAACATGGAACGATACGGTGCGGTTAATCCATTATCAAAGGGGACTACTACATTTGATAAACGAAATAACACAGTAAAAGAACGATATGGGGTTGATAATGTTTTTCAAGATAAACTAGTAAAAGAAAAGATACGAAGTTCAGGTGCATATAAGATGTTGTTTCCAAATTATAACACGGGCTCAATACCGATTATAGAACAATATGGTAAAGAACATGCATACGAATTTCAACATGCTGAAAATGGTGGTGAGTATTACGTAGATGGTTTGGGGTATTATTTAGATGGGTATGATGTTGAGAAACGAGTTGCAATTGAAATAGATGAAAAACACCATTTTAATAAAGATGGTACATTGAAGAAAAAGGATATTAACAGACAGCGTAAAATTGAAAATTTATTAAGCTGCACATTTATACGGATTAGATATGAGGATTAAATCAATAAAATCAATACGAAAAGAACAAACTAGATATGACATCAAGGTGTCTAATCAGTCATGTTACTATGCAAATGGAATACTAATTCATAACACAGATGGACAGGCACTTGCGGTATCATGGAGAGATGGTAAATTGATAGCAGCTCGTAATAAAGGACACTTGAAAAATCGCGGTGAAAATGCATTAGATATAAAAGGTATATCTGATAAGTTCAAAGGTAGAGGTGGTTTAACCGATGCTTATAACTTCGCTATGACTGATTTAACAAAGGCAATTAATGGATTGAGTGAAAAACAACGAATCAAGATATTTAATGATGGTGAATCATTTATGAATTTAGAGGTTATTTGGCCGGACTCGGTAAACGTAATACCATATGGACAACCGTTATTGGTATTTCATAGTACTATGCAATATGATATGGATGGTAATGCCATTGGACAGAATGTAGATGCAGCTAAGATATTAGCAGGTATGATTAAACAAACTAATTCGGATATACAAGATAAATATACGATACAAGGGCCTCCTGTTATTGAATTACCAAAAAAACAAAAGTTATCCGATAAAAAGAGTAAATACACATCAGCAATATCTAAACTTCAAAAAGAATTCAAGTTAAAAGATACAGACGGGGTTGCAGAATATCACCAAGCATGGTGGACTGATTACATTGATAAAAAATCACCAACTACACTTGATAGTTCTACCAAAAAAGGATTAGTAAAACGTTGGGCATTCATGGATAAATCATTTAGATTGGATAGTAAGAACATAACAGATGATGATACATTAAAATGGGCTAAGAAAGTTGAAAGTACTGATACTAAGAAATTATCAAAAGATAACTTAATGAAATTCGAAGATATATTCTTAGGTGTTGGCGCAGATATACTTGAATTTACTGAATCGGTACTCACGGTAAATCCTGATGAGGCTATTAGAAAGATGAAAGATAAGATAGCCAAAACCATAACTGATGTTCGTAATTCAAATGATAAGAAAAAGATAGAAAAATTGAAATTGGAATTACGCAGATTGAACGCTATTGGTGGAGTTGAAAAAATTGTACCAAATGAAGGAATCGTATTCACATACAATGGCCACATCATGAAGCTAAGTGGAAAATTCGCGAGCATCAATCAGCTCTTAGGTATATTCTTTTAATATTTATTTATACAAATTAAAATGATAAGACTAAAATCACTTATACATGAATCTGGTAAAGCAGCTGGTAAAGTAGAAGTAGCAAAAACTTCACTTGAAAAGGCGCGTAACTTTACAATTAATATGTTAACTAACGCTGGTAAACGTATTGAAGATGAGTTACCTAACTTTGATGTAAATTATACAAACGTTCACAATCAATTCAAACGTGGTAAAACCAAACGTAAAGATATGCCAGCTATTGATTCAGGTGATGTGAAAATGTTTCAACATAGATTATCAAACGGTTATATAGATATTACCAAACCACATGCACCAACTACAAATGAAAAGAATCCATTTCCAACGGGATTAACAGGGAAACAAGCTGAAAATTGGTTAGAGGCTGGATTAAAACAAAACGATGGTGCAAAAACCAATGATGACGATAAAATCTCGGTAAAGAAAAATAAAGTGGCAGTTGGTGAATTAAAACCAATACAACAACAAGTTTATTTAGATAAAACAATACATAAAATCGGCAGAGATAGTGTTAAAACAGCACGTTCATTTCTAAGTAAAAGTATATACATAATTAGTAGCGATAATTATATTATTGATGGACATCATCGTTATTTAACAGCTATGATAATTGATCCAACAATGCAAGTTAACACAATTTCTATTGATTTACCGTTAAATAAGTTATTACCATTGGCAACGGCGTATGGTGATGCCATCGGCAATTCCAGGAATAAGTAAAAAGTTTATTTTCTTATATTTATATATGTTATGAAAGATAAGTTAATAGAGTATTTGGTAAAATTATGGAAACACATTTGTGTTTTTTTTACAAAAATATATTTATTTACCAAACGATTATATAATAACGAAGGGCCACACTCTAAACATTGTAAATGTTCTAAATGGGGTATATACATTGATATTGGTTGTCCCGATCCAGGCCACAAATTAATAATACGAGGTGGAACTAAGTTAGTAAAACGATAAAAACGAGTTTCGACTCGTTTTTTTTATGTCCAATTTCCACATATTTTATTTTTACATATATATATGTAAATATGATATACCTAATGTATAACAATGAAAATGTAATATAATGACAAAACAAAATAACTTCAATCGCAAATTTATGCATCCAACCCGTAGAAAGTTGGCAAACATGGTAAAGACAGGTGAATACGAAAAAGACACACAAGTTGGTTGGGATGGTAAATCCAACACACGTGAAGTTGGTGACATCTGGGAAGATGATTCACACCGATATGAGAAAAAAGAGGGATACACATTAAAAACATCGAAAAATATTGGTGTATTATGTAAAGTACGAGATTATTTGGCATCTCGAATGACATGTGATAATCCAGATTGTAAACGTACAACAGTAACACCAACTGATAAAAAACTAATACAACAAACAGGATATTGTGTGGACTGTCTATCAGTCATCGAAACCGAAATCCGTACCGCTGGTATTTGGAAGGAATATTCAGAATATAAAATTTGGGGTAAAATGTTGATAGAGGGTAGGTTAAAGATAGACCAATTACAACAAGCGTATGAAGGATTAAAACAATCATATGATTATGTGAATGAGGATGGTACACTTGAAGAGTGGCGGTTACCACAACCAGTTGATGAAGCAAAAGTAGAAATGTTAGATGTAATTGATAAATTTAAGATAGAACTTAAAGAATTAGAAGATAAACGAAATGAAGTATTTGATATAATACGGGAGAAAAACTATGAACATTATTTATAATTTATTGATATGTATATGTATAACAAATAATATACATTATGGGAAAAAATAAACAAATAGTAATACGTGTTACTGAAACACTACGAGATGACTTTATAGAGCACTGTAAACAGAATGGATACTCAATATCTAAACGATTACGTTTATTAATTGAACGTGATATTAACGAGGATGATAGGTTGGATAAATGAAATACGAAACAATATATAAACAGATTATAGAACGGGCTAAAACTCGTAAACTAACTGGTTATAAAGAAAAGCATCATATATTACCAACTTGTATGAATGGTAATAATGACAAGGAAAATCTGGTAGAATTAACAGCAAAAGAACACTTTATTTGTCACAAATTATTAACTGAATTATATCCAACTGAAAATAAATTACATTACGCAGTTAGAATGATGGCCACGATGAAAAGTGCATTTGGTAGGGATTATAAAGTTGGTGCAAGAGAATATCAACGATTAAAAGAAAATATAGTTGTAAGTAATGGAACGCGTGAAAAAATAAGAATATATGCGTTAAACATGACCAATGAACACAAACGAAGAATTGGGGATTCGTGTAAAAATCCAAGCTTAGAAACTCGTATGAAAATGAAAATGGCTAAACTTGGTAAATCATTAAGTAACGAACATAAAGAAAAAATCCGAATTGCATCCAGTAATATAACTGAGGAAACCCGTGAAAAAATGAGCATTGCTACAAAAAATAGACCGCTGATGAGTGAAGAAACCCGTGAAAAAATAAGAATAGCTTCTATAAATATAAGTGACGAAACTCGTAAAAAACGACGTGACGCTTGGAAAACAAGACCACCGATGAGTGAAGAAACCCGTGAAAAAATAAGTATTACTCTATCGGGTAGAAAACAGAAAAAATCAACATGTCCTTATTGTGGTCATGTGGGTGGTGTATCTGCAATGAAACGATATCATTTTAATAATTGTAAACATAAAGGAAATAACCATGAATAATACATTTAACAACATTTTTAAAATTATAAACAGTAGACTATTTCTATTAGCAATGATTGTTATAGCAGTTTTATTTATAGCTAAATCATGTTCAGATATTAATATACTCGAACGAGAAAGTGTAATCGCCGTTCAAAACGCGTTGGCATTAAATGATGATATTAATTATGAACTGACAAGGAATGGTGAATTACAAGCTAGTATATTGGGATATATAGCATCTGAAAAGGAATTGAAAAAAATAAATAGAGACTTATTCGATGAGGTTAGAAAACAAGATGGTAAAATAGTAACATTAAACAAAACTGTTATACGATTAACACAGAATGAGGAAGAATTAGAAAAATACATTAATGAATTAGAAACTAAATTCGGTGCAATCACACCATTATCAGATAATATGTATTCCGTACCATGGCAATTGGTATATTCATATGATAGTACTAACTTTGACAAACTAATTGGTAGAACCACCGTAAAGGCTACACACGATGCTACTAATGGTGAACCAATTCAATTTACAAACATTGGAACAAAATTGGTAAGCCGAACAACACAAATTCAATTGACATTCGGACAAAAAGTAGTTGATAATAAATTACAAGTATATATGACCTCACCATATCCAGGATTTACAGCAGCATCATTAGAGGGTGTATTAATTGACCCAAACACAAACCCATATATTCGTAAGTTAATTAAAAAGAAACATTGGTTTACAGGATTTGGATTAGGTGTAAGTGCAACCGTTGGATTTGGTTCGAATGGAATGCCAGTTACGGTAATCGGTATAGGTGCAACGTATAACATATATAGTTTTTAAGGGGATAACATGTTCACATTAAAGGAAATATATAAATGGTTGTTTTTTAAAAAACAAAAGTTAATAAAATGTCCACATTGTGGTATGGTAGGTGGAAATGCCACGATGCCTAGGTGGCATTTTGATAATTGTAAATATAGAGAATATGACACTTAAAGAGATTATAAAATTAGAATACAAACGCTGCAGTCAGGATCCTATATATTTCATGAAGAAATATTGTATGATTCAACACCCAACACGTGGTAAGATTCAATTCAATTTATATCCATATCAGGAAACCACATTACAGAGTTTAGCAGATAAACGATATAATATTATATTGAAATCAAGACAAACTGGTATATCTACCTTAGTTGCTGGATACGCTTTGTGGAAGATGTTATTTCAAGAAGATTACAATGTATTGGTTATTGCAACCACACAGAATACCGCTAAAAACTTGGTAACGAAAGTACGCGTGATGAATCAATTTTTACCAAGTTGGTTAAAAGAAACAACGGAGGAAGATAATAAACTATCACTTAGATATAAAAATGGTTCGCAGATAAAAGCTATATCATCAAAACCAACTGCAGCACGTTCAGAAGCATTATCATTATTGATATTTGATGAGGCGGCATTTATTGATGATATTGATGAAATTTGGGTATCATCACAATCAACATTATCTACGGGTGGAGATGCAATTATACTTTCAACACCAAACGGTGTGGGTAACTTTTTTCATAAACAATGGATAAACGCGGGAACTACAAAAAACAGTCTAGCACCATTTGAACCAACTAGATTACATTGGTCAGTTCATCCAGAACGAGACCAATCGTGGAGAGATGCACAAGAAGAATTACTTGGTAGAAAGATGGCGGCTCAAGAATGTGATGTCGACTTTGTTAGTTCAGGTGATACGGTAATTGCACCTGAGTTACTACAATTTTATCGAGAATCATTTTGTCAAGAACCACAAGAAAAAACAGGATTCGATGGTAATTTATGGAAATGGGAATTTCCAGATTATTCCAAATCATATATGGTCATTGCTGATGTTGCTCGTGGTGATGGGCCCGATTTCTCAGCATGTCATGTTATAGAGGTTGAATCTGCAACACAGGTAGCAGAATATAAAGGTAAAATCGGAACAAAAGAATTTGGTAATTTCTTGGTATCACTTGCAACAGATTATAATGAAGCATTGTTGGTAGTTGAGAATGCGAATATTGGGTGGGCGGTATTACAACAAATAATAGATAGAGAATACAAAAATACATTTTACATGAGTAAGGATTTGAAATATGTAGATACATCAAATCAGATGAATAACCGATATCGAGCTCAAGATAAAAAAATGATTGCAGGGTTTTCAACAACATTAAAAACTCGACCGTTAATTATATCTAAACTAGACACATATTTCAGAGAAAAATCAATCACGGTACGTTCAACGAGATTGCTAGACGAATTGGATGTATTTGTGTGGAATAATAACAAAGCAGAAGCAATGAGAGGTTATAATGATGATTTGGTTATGTCATTATCAATTGGATTATGGGTACGAGATACCGCATTGAGATTACGACAAGAGGGGATTGATTTAACTATGAAAGCGATTGATGGGATATCATCGGTGGCAGTTGAATCTGGATTTTATGGTGGAACTGCAGGTAAAATTGACACGGGGTGGACAATGAAAGTTGGTGATACCGAAGAGGACTTGAAGTGGCTGATCGGATAAATAACATTATAATATATCATAATAAAAAATAAACATATTTATACAGTAAGGTATTATGTGTTAAAAATACAATAAAAAATGGCAGAATCAACGTTTTTCAAAGACTTAAAGAAACTATTTCAAACTACGGCGGTAATTACCATTGATAAAGATGGTAAACGTAGTGTGGCTGATGTGGAACATCGCCAACAAACGAACTTATCTTCATTACGAGACAGATATACAAAAATACAAAGCTCCTTTTACGAACAAGCAGGTGGTGCACAATCAATGGCGTATCAACAAGTACGTAGAGAGGTGTTTCGTGATTTTGATGCAATGGATAATGATCCGATAATAGCATCAGCACTTGATATATATGCGGATGAATGTTTGGCGGGTGAAACGATAATACCACTTTTAGATGGTACAAAACGAACTATTAAAGATTTATATGAATCAAATGAAACTGATATTTGGTTATATGGGTTAGATGATAAGACTAATACATTTACACCTGTAAAGGCTGATAAAGTTGCATATAATGGTAAAAAACAATTATATCAAATAACATTTGATGATGGTACAAAAATAAAATGTACAAGTAATCATATTTGGATAGGAGTAAATGGTAAACAAACGTTTACAGATGAATTAAAAGTTGGTGATGGTGTTTTGGCGTTAACAACTAAATTATCCGATTATAGAAATATGAATGGATACGAAATGATATGGAATGGTAAAACATTTGATTTTGTACATAGAGTTGTTGGTAATAGTGTTGATTTTTTGATAGAGCAAAAAAACAAATTGATATCAAATCATACTAAAATATTACATCATAATTCATTTAATAAATTAAATAATTCACCAAATTCATTATCATGGATGAACTGGGTGGAACATAATAAAACACATGCATCTTTTAATAAACACTTGTGGAATGCTATAAATTCAGATTCATATCGGAAAAATGATTACTATGATAAACTTATAAAAGGACAACAAAAATATTGGAAATCAGAAAATGGAAAACTACATTCATCTGACCATTCTACTAGAATGAAGGAATATATGGCAAGTTTAACACAATCAGAACGAAATGAGAAGTATGGTCATGCTGGTAAATCAAATCCAATGTATAAAAAAGGATACAAGGTAACAGGTGCTTTTAATGGTAGATATGATCATAATTCATTACGTATTGATGAAATTGATACAAAATATGTAAAATCAAGAATAACAGAAAATCCAGTAATAAATATATTATCTATTATTAGAAAAGAATTAGGGGTTAATAAACATGTGTGGAATACATATATATCTAATTTACTCGATGAATATCAATGTAATAGCTCAAAAACTTTGATAAACAAAATTTTATCAGAAAATCATAAACTTATTTCTGAATTTAGAATATATTGTAATGAAAATTACAATCCTAATAAACGATTTACAATTGGTGAATTTTGTAAAAATAAAAATATTAGTAAGCGTAAATTAAGACGTACTATTTTATCAACTGGATGTAAAACATTAAATGAATTTGCAACGACTTCAAATCATAAAATAATTGCAATTGAAAAAGTTGGTATTGAAGATGTATATGACATCGTAAATGCGGGTGATAATCACATATATGCACTTGAAGCAAATGATGGTTCGAAGCTATATACACATAATTCAACATTAAAAGATGAATTTGGTGATGTAATGACAATACGTTCGGACAACGCTAAAGTACAAGACTTATTACAAAATTTATTCTATGATATATTAAACGTAGAATTCAATTTATGGCCATGGGTACGCAATATGCCGGTGAAATATGATACGGCAATTCCATTATTAAATGGAGAAACGATTACAATAGAAGAATTATCTAAACGAATTAAAAGTAATGAAGAACTTTATGTATATTCAGTTCAAGATGATACTAATAATATTGTACCTGGTAAAGTGGTATGGTGTGATAAAAACTACACAAGTGGTAAAATTATAAAAGTTAATTTCGATGATGACACATATATAGAAACTGCTCCAGAACATCCATTTATATTACGTAATGGTTCAACTAAACGTGCAGATGAACTGAATGTAAATGATAGTTTGATGCCATTTTATAGAAAATTACAATCAAGTAATAATGATAATATAAAAGATTATGAGGTAATTTATAACAATGGGACAAATTCATATGAATTCACACATAGAGTCATATCAAACGAAATAGGACAAATAAAAAATAAAGAACAGAGAACTATCCATCATTCTGATTTTAATAAATATAATAATTCACCAACTAATTTGGAATTAATGACATGGAATGACCATAAATTATTACACGCTAGTCATTGTAAGGAATTATTACATACACCCGAAATAACAAAAAAACGAGTGATTGGTATTGATAAATGGTTACGCTCTGATGAACGACGAGAACGTATGTCCATTGAAATGTCAGGAATATATCCTACGCCGTTTGAAGTATATAATAATTCAAATGAACATAAGTCACATAACAAAATCAGATCCACATTAAAATCAAAGATGTGGAAAGACCCAATCCGTAGAAAAAATGCATGTGAAAATATGAAATTAAAATGGAGTGAGTTTTTGATTAACAAAATACAATTTACAATTGATAATAACACTACATTAAATTCAATGGTTACTGAATTAATTGATAATACTGAATTTATAACCGAATTTAATAAAATTAATACACGAAAGTGTACACGTAGTTCTATTTACACTAAAATTAAAGAATTACAATCCATAAGTATATTAAACCATAAAGTAAAATCAATAGAAACCATAACTCAATCAGCTGATGTGTATTGTATGACTGTTGTTGGTATGAATGGTGAGGATGATCGACATAATTTTGCAACTTGTGGGAAAGATATTAACGGCGATGTTATGTTAGATAGTGGTGTGTTTGTGAAAAATTGTAAATATGGTGATTTCTTTTTGGGGATGGAAATTGCAGAGGGTAAAGGTATTGTAAATGTAACACCACATTCGGTATATAATACTGAACGAATGGAACGTACAGACCCAAAGAATCCTAGTGCCGTTAAGTTTAAAATTACAATGGATCCAAACGGTAAACAAGAATATGATAATTTTGAAATAGCACATTTCAGATTGTTATCAGATACAAACTGGTTACCATATGGAAAAGCCATGATTGAGAATGGTAGACGTTTATGGAAACAGTTGTCGTTAATGGAAGATGCTATGTTAATTCATAGAATTATGAGAGCACCTGAAAAACGTGTATTCAAAATAGATATTGGTAATATAAAACCAACCGAAGTTGATAATTACATGCAAAAGATTATCAATAAGATGAAAAAAGTTCCATTTATGGATAGTTCTTCTGGTGATTATAATCTTAAATATAATATGCAGAATCTAACAGAGGATTTTTATCTTCCTGTTCGAGGTAGTGACAGTGGTACGGAGATAGATAATATCGGTGGTTTAGAATATATGGCTATTGAAGATATTGATTATCTAAAAGATAAATTATTTGCCGCCTTGAAAATTCCAAGAGCATATTTAGGTTATGAGGAAAATGTATGTATAGTACCTGAAACTGAAATACCGTTATTAGATGGTAATGTGAAAACTGTAAGTGAGTTGATTGATGATTTTAAAAATGGAATACAAAATTATACATATTCGATTGATAAGGACGGTAACATAGTTCCTGGTGAAATTATGTGGGCGGGGATGACTCGTAAAAACGCACAACTTGTTAGAGTTCATTTGGATAACGGTGAGTATATAGATTGTACACCAGATCATAATTTTATGACTAGAGATGGTAATTGGATTGAATCACAAAATTTAAAACCAAATCAATCGTTGATGCCATTGTATTTAAATTATGGAGGGTATAAAGATGGATACACTACTGTGTATAATCCAGCCACATCAAAATATGAATTAGTTCATAATATTGTTGCAAATGAATTCAATATTAAACAACCAACTAATGTTATACATCATAAAGATTTTAATAAATTAAATAATAATCCTGAAAATCTTGATGGATCAATGGGATTTTGGGAGCATAGGAATTATCATTCTAAGTTAACTGAACATACATTAAATTCAACTGAAAATATTAAAAAACGAACATCCAATCCAAAGTGGATCGAATCAACAAGAATCGCTGGTAAAAAGGGTGGTAATATATCAGGCAAACAATTGGGTCAATGGGTAAAAGAAAACGGCCCATCTAATAAAGGTGTTTTTACTGGAAAATATATTGTATGTCCTACATGTGGTAGTGGATTCTATAAAACACCAAGCTCTAATAAAAAATATTGTTCAAAAAAATGTAATACCAACGAACGGTATAATACCAAGTATAATAAAATTACTATTGAACACGTAATTGAAGTTGCGTTAACGGCAACTTCATTTAAAGATGTTATACATAAATTGAATATTGACCGAAATACATTAAATAGAATATTTGAGCATAATGGGATAGAAAAAATTGACTTTATTTTAAAACACATGCCATTAGCGAGGCAGAATTCAAATTTCATGCGAAATTATTCTATATTAAATCATAAAGTGGATAGAATCGAATTTTTAACAGAACAAAAGGATACCGCTGATTTACGTATTAATAAATTTCATAATTTTGCAACAAAAGCAGGGGTAATAATCCACAATTCAGGGAAGGCAACACTTGCAGCAGAAGATGTACGGTTTGCAAGAACAATTGAACGAATCCAACGTACAGTTATATCAGAGTTAACTAAAATAGCAATAATTCATCTATATTCAAATGGTATTAAAGACTCAAGTTTAACAGATTTTAGTATTCAATTAGTAAACCCATCAACCATATATGAACAAGAGCGTTTAGAGTTGTGGGGTGAGAAAATTAGGTTAGCAACAGATGCAAAGGATTTGAATATGTTATCTAAAGATTGGGTATATGAAAAGGTATTCAATATGGGTGCTGATGAACAAAAAGTAGAACGTGGAAGTATAATCAACGATTTAAAAGATAGATACAGACATACTCAAATCGAAGAAGATGGTAATGACCCCGCAAAACAAGATGATCCAACTGATGTTGATGAGAGTTTGGAACAACTTAAAACTGAATTAAAAGATAAAGGTGGTAGGCCACGAGAGTCGGGTAAACATGGTAAAGATGATTCACCATATGGACGTGACCCACTTGGTGATAAAGAACGAAAAGGTGCACTAAAACATCGTACAAGTGAACGAGTTGCATCAGAATATACAAAGGGAATACCAATTGCTAAATCACAAATTAATGAAACTACGAGTATGTTGGATGATTCTAACATAATAGAAGAACTAGAAAATTAACTTAAAGTTTATAACTTTATATTTATATATGAGATTATAATTTAATGTAGTACATCATGTGTTGTCACTACATTATGCTTATTTATACGAATAAATTGGAAATAACATAATGAAAAAAATCGACAACAGTGGTTGTTTTGTAAAGGGTGGGTTACCTTGGAATAGGGGATTAACTAAAGATACCGATAGTAGGTTACGAAAACCTACTAAATATAGTATGCATTCTGAACCATATATACGAAATTGTCCAAATTGTGGAACTGAATTAAAATATTCAACTGTATATTATTTTGTTAACGCACTTAATAATAATAGACAATGTAATAAATGTGCAAATACTGGTAAGGGGTGGCAGACTGGTAAGTATGGATATGAACGAATTGATGTAATAAATAAAAAATCAAGGATTTCCGCACTAAATAGAATAAAAAATCGAGTTGGACAAATGTCACCAAACTACAATCCAACTTCAATACCAATACTAGAACAAAAAGCAAAAGAACTTGGTATAACCGATTTACAACATGCAGAAAACGGCGGTGAATATCACATAAAAGAACTTGGTTACTGGATAGACGGATATAGTAAAGAAAAGAACATTGTAATTGAATATTATGAACCACATCACAATAAACAAAAAGAACGAGATTCACAACGACAGACAGAAATAATGGAATTTCTTAAATGTGAATTTATAATACTAAAGAAAATATGAAAAATCATCCACGGATACGACATAGTAAATTCAAAAATACAGGGTTTTTATTTGAGCTACTAACTAGACAAATTACGTTAGATATATTAAACAATAATTCACGTGAAACTGCCAAAGGAATTGTAACTGAATGCTTTGGTAAAAAAACTCAATTGGCAAAAGAATTAAAACTATATAATTTATTATTACAGGAAAAGTATGGTTCAGAGGAGCGAGCCGAAAAGTTCATAGATACTATATTAAAAGCCCGTAAAACGTTAAATGAGGAGAAATTATCAAGCGAGAAGTATAATTTGGTAAAAACGATAAAAGAATCTTTTGAGATATCAAAGTTTCTTGCATCACCTATAACCAATTATAAGTTATTAGCATCAATACACAAGTTATTCGAAGCTAATAAACATAACATATTAAGTGTTAAAGATACGTTCGATGCTAAGTATACGTTAGTGGAACATATATCGACTAAAAAAGTAGATAAGACATCTCGTGAAAGTAAATTACTAGAATCATATACAAAACAGGATAATGATGTTAGATTACTTACGTATAAGATATTAGTTGAAACATTTAATAAGACATATACTAACTTAAATGAACAGCAAAAATCATTATTACGTGGGTATATTAATAACGTTAACAATTCGGGCAATTTTGTTGACTATTACAAATCTGAACTTAAAAATGTGGTAATTGAATTACACACATTACATAAAGAAATACCTGATGTTATCACGAAGATTAAATTACGTGAAACGATCAATGTATTGAAAAAACAAAAAATTACTAAATCTATTACGGATGGACAAGTTTCGGCATTAATGATGACATATGAATTAATAAAGGAAATTCGTAATGTCAAAAAATAACTACAAAGACCTTATTGATGAAATTATCAATGAAGTTGAAAAAGAATTAGAGGAATCAACCGCAACTGGAAACGTGGCTGGTTATCAGACACCAAACGCCTTTGGTAATGATTCAAAGAAATCCAAAGATAAAACCAAAAAAGTAGCCACTCAAGCTGGTTATACCGTTGTTAATGATGATATTCGTAATATCAATGAGGGTGCCGATTGGATACTATTAAGTTCAATTGATAAAATGATTGATTCTTATGGTGGATTTTTAATGAATACAAGTGATCCCATGTCAAGTTATAAAGTTTATCATAATAGTAAAGGATGGAAACACTTATTCAAAAAAGCATCAACAAAAGATAAAAAAACCATGACGGCAGTTGTTAAATCAATGAGTGAATCAATTAACGAGGGAAAATTCCCCGTTAGTAAATATCGTAATGATGCTAAATTCAAATATTCATTTAAAATTTATTTGAAAGATGGTGAGAAACATAATTCGGATTTCTATGATTTAAAAGGTGCACTTAAAATGCAAAAAATACTAGACAAAGCCAAAGAAGTTTACAGTATAACTAAATGGGATGATGACTCTGGTGATGAGATTAGTAGTTTACGATATGAAGGACTACCTGTTAAAATTGGGTTCAATATGTTAGACCATTTGAAGGCTAAGTTGGCAACTACTCTTATGTATGATACGTATACATTATCAAATTTAAAAGGTAGTAACGGATACGATTCAACAAAAAAAGAAATTAGTCCGGACAAATGGAATAAAACATTGAATGACTTAACAATCTACTCAATAGAAAAATTAAAATCATTATATCTTAAAAAGCATAGTAAAACTGATTATAAAAAAATAAGAAAACAAGTAGGATTACAAGAATCCAAACGAGTAAAAGAACAGGCACCAAAAAAACGTACAAATCGTTGGTTAGAATTGAAAAATGATGATTCAATGCATGGCCATAAGAAATTGGCTATGGGTTTAAAGGAATTGAAATATCAATTAAAAGAGGTAGAAACATTCTTCCGTTGGTACAACCAGATAAAAAATATAAATGAGTTAGAAACAGATGGTTATTGGAAACGAACCAATAAACATATAAGAACTATCAAAGAACGTTTAATAAACATAGTACGAACTATACAAGAAATCGAGAAGTAGTATGAAAGATATAAAACTAAAAAAAATATTAGACGAAGAAATCTTGAATGAAGGATTTATTTCATTTGACCATAAATTGGTAGTTAGTAGATCGAAATCACTTTTAACATTGTTAGGTGATAATAATAACACAATGGGAAAATCAAAATTCCTTACAGATTTATATAAATTAATTAAGAAACACTCAACGTTGAAGGCAAAGTAAGATGGGTAATATGATAAAATTAAAGGATATTTTATTAGAGGGTGGTGATATCACACGATTGAGATACACTATAC